GCAATATTTCTCCAATAAACAGTAGAATTTGTTAATCCTAGAGTTTGTTGGTTATACCAATCAGAAGGTGATGATATTGTCTCACCAGCAGAAGCAACATTAAGAACTAAAAATTCTACTGTTCCTGATCCATTTGCTGATGTACTTAAACCAAGAGCACTTTGAGCAATACCATTAACCGTTGTCGCAATTCCTACAGTGTAAGTAGTACCATCTGCAAGAGAAGATCCAGTAACTGGTACAATAAATTGTCCTGCGACAATTGTAGATGGAAGATTTGTGGATGCGTTTATTGGATTAATTACTGTAGATCCAGTAGAAACTACACCAAAAAATCTTGAAACTGATGATTCTTGAATTTTAACAAAATTACCATTATTGTCTAAAATTCTGATGTTTCCAGAACCAAATGCATTTACACTTCCTTCAGAATAAGAAGTTTCAGTAAATACAGTTGAACCAGCACCAGAAGACTTTGCAGTAACTTTTACATCAATTGAACCTTCATTGACTTTGGTGATAATACCTTTAAGAACTCCTGTTTCTGTTGTTACTGTTCCAACACCAGCAACTGATCTAGAGAAAGCAGAAGTAACAGCATATCCAACATTTAATCCAAAAGTTCCAATTGCAATTCTTTGATCTGCTGCAGCATCAATTACACAAACTTTTAAATCATTAGACCAAGAACCTGGATTTCTAGAAGCCCAATACCAATCGGTAGCAGTAGTCTGATTATTATTATAATCTTCTGTTGATTTGATTTTTAATGTAACTGATGTAGAAGAAACTCCAGCATTTGGGTTGTTTAAGTTTGTTCCATCACATCTTACAACTCTAAGAACACCACCGTAAGAAAGATACGAAGAAGCACCTAACCAATACTCATATTGTGCGTCTGATGAAATTGGTTTTCCAAATGTTTTGAGTAAATCATTCTCATTTTCAATTAAAATAGGAACATTGACTGGACCTTTTTGGAAAGGACCAGCAATAGCTCCAACTTGATTTTCTGCTGCGGTAATTCCACCGACAGTTAAGTCAACTTCTCTTATCCTTACACCTGGTGATACTAAATTTAAAGCCATCTTTTTCCCCTCGTGAAGAAGTTCATTTTGCCTAAAAGTATTTATAAATTGTTATTCTTCAAATGGGGAAACAATACACGAACATTTACCAGTCTGGATATTGGTAGTCTTTGGATTTTTGTGAATATTTTTTTCTACTGTTAATAATTCTATTAACAGTACATTCTTTACATTCATATGAGTAAGCAGAAGGAAATCCCTTTCTATTTTTTCTACTCAAATAAAAATCATTTAGTAAATCTTTTTTTGTTTTACAAGTCCTACATCTTCTTTCTTTGAAGAGTAAATTATCCAATTCAAGTTCTTCTTCAAAACTCATTATTGGTATTCCCACATGTAAGATCTATCACCATATTCATCCAAATGCCATCTATCACCATCAATATCAACAAATGAGGTTTCATCACTCAATCCATCAGACATAAACCCAAATGGAGCCATATCTTGTTCGATTTGGTCTTTTTGGTCTTCGTATATTCTTTTGCGTACATCATTATCAGTCATCTCCTTGAAATAATCCTGAACGACTAACCAAGCAAAAATTACAAGACACATTGCAAGGTCATCATTACATCCTTCTTCTGCTTCAAATGATTGACTTTTTTGAATAAAAGTTGTTAATTCACTAATAATATCATAATCTTTTATTAGTAACTTATCATCTTCAATAATTGTTTTTAAATTGGAGCATCCAATTTTTTTAACCGTTTTGGACATTTTAATTCCAAGTTGAGTTTTCTTTCCAGAAAATCCTTGACCGACCATTTGACCTGCTCTTCCCCTCATCGAACACATCAAAATATTATCGTATTCCAAATCAAAATGAAGTATACTTGAAACTTGTTCTCCAATATCATTTACTTCCGCAAGAACAAATGCTTTATTATATGCTTTTGCTACATCGTGAATAATATTTGGGAAAAGCATAGGTTTTATTTCATTGTTTCTATATTTTGCAACTACTTTATAAGGGAATTGACTAATATCAAATACAATAAATGCAGAGTAGTCATTACTCATTCCACGAGATACATCTACCGTCATCAAATATGTATTTTTTTCTTTTGGATCTTCATATACATCTAGTCCTTTACTTCTAGTTAGTGGATCATCATAAACTAACATTCTGAGTTTTGATGGAGTAATTAAAGTATCAACAGATCCCAGGAATTCACACTCAAACTCTTGCGTGAATTGTCTTTCAGAAGTATTCGCAATTGTTTGACGTTTCCACTCTGCGTCTCTTCCAGGCACAGCAGACCAATGAACTTCTAGTGGAATATAACCGTTCTTTCCTCTTTCAGCATCGTGCCATAGTTTATAAAACATATTCATCCCATTAGGAGTTGAGATGATAATAACTTTTGTACTTTGTCCTGAAGAAATGGTAGGATACACAGAAGAGAAAAACTGTTCTGCAATATGATTTGGAATAAACGCAAATTCGTCCAAGAAAATGATATTAAAAGAATTTCCTCGAACAGCAGATGATGATGTGGATGCTGCTACAATTTTAGATCCATTTTCAAGTTCTAAAGAACCTTTATTCCAAGAACCAACACCTTGCTGTAACCACTTTGGTAAATTTTCATAAGAAAGCTGCAATCTACCCAAAAGTTCTATTGCGGTTGCTGCTTTGTTTGCTAGAATTGCAATTCTTATATTATCATTAAAAAGTGCATAGTGAAGAAGATAAGATACAACAGTTGTTGATTTTCCTGTCTGTCTAGGAAGTTTTGCAATATTAAATCTATTTTCGTGAAAGTTTGTAATCAATTCTTCTTGAAAATCATACATATCAAAAGGCATCAAACCATGATCCAAAGAAACAATTTTTACGTAATTTTTTGCAAAATAAATTGGATCATTTTTACATTTTAGATATTCTTGAATTTGACCTTTAGTAAATTCAATCTTGACATTTTCCGCTTTTAAATTCGGATTGCCTTTATAATGTTTTCCAATCATAAATCAATAGCCATACTTGCGACTGTTTCTTGTTGTTTGAAATAAAGTTTTACATAAGATTTTGATATATTCTTCAAAATTTCTATATCCTCGCAAGAATCAATTTCTCTAGATATTCTTTCATATTCAAAAATCTTAGAAAGATTATCTAATTTAATATCATTTGGATCCATTTTCATTTCCTGTGAATAGTAAAGGTTTTGTTGGGTCTTTTGATGCTGGATTGTATGATAATACAATCGCACCAGGATATATCTTTCTCACTTCAAAAGTGACCTGATCTTTTGGGGGTCTAGAAAATTGTGGGAAAAACATTTGAGCTGAAATATATTTTCCTCTCCAATTTAACACAATACTATAAGTAGACCCACGAGACTGTATCCGTGTATATATTTCTTGAATATTTTTTAAATTTTTCATTTTTTTATAATTATATTTTTCTTTCATATGGGATGAAAAAATATTATGAATTATTTCCTTTGTATGATCGTGTGGTTCTATAGCAAAAGAATACGATCTCCAAAACTCAGGACCATATTTACATACGTGCATATGTTCCATTTTTTTACATTTTGGGCAATATCTTTCTTCTCCTCCGTAAATTGGAGTATTCCATTCATATGCAAGAGCATCAGTACTTTCGGATTTTGTTCCCCAATTTTTAGCACCAACTTTACGACATTTGACAACTGCTCCAGAAGCATAAGCACTGGGCCAAATTTTGTATCTTGATTTTACTTTTTCTTTACATGCGTCTTCATTTACAAATCCTTCAGTTGCAACATTTTTTGCCTTGCCTTTTCTTTCTGGATTTGGATCTTCTCTTCTTTTTCTTCTTGCTGCACTATCTTCTTCTTCTGGAGACATTTCTGCTGACATTTTAGAACTACCACATTTTGGTTTAGTGGTTTGACCTGGTTGACGAGCACAAGGAGCACCAGCAAACTTTCCACCAATTTGAGTCCATCCTTTTACTTTTTTTCCTGTTTTTGGATTTGTTCCACTTGATTTCGCAAACCAATCATGAAGAGATTTATCTCCAGATGCAGTTTCTTCACTAATACCTTTCATTTTTTCTGGTTTAATTAAATCAATAATTTCTAAAAATGTATTTCCATTTGCGTCTTCAATTGTAACTGTCTCTTTTACATCTTTGAACTTCTTGTGTTCTTTTTTTGCAGATGCTTCCATTTTCTTGAGACGAGTATAATAATCTGGTATCTCATCGAGATGTTGAAGTGCAATATCAGTTGCTAGTGTTTTATTTTTTGTGTGCTCGTGCTCAATAGGAATTCCCATCTTGAGTTGATTTGCAATAAAGGACACATCCAAACGATGCTTTGTTGCAATTGCTTCAACTGTTTTGTGTGGTTTTACTTTAGGGCACTTTGCACTTCCGTGTGTTGGGCAGTCCATTCCTTTTGGACTTTCATTGCAACTTGCTTCTAAAATAAATTCCTGAAAAGTTTTCATTGGAAATTTTTTAACTATTTAGAGTCCATTAGACCTTGCTTCAATAATTTTTGAAGGTCTGCTGTAGAACCAATAAAAACAGAATTATTAACAGTAGAAGGTCCTCTATTATCTTCCTCTTTGAGTTTTTTCATTTTATGCTGCAAGTCAATTAATTTATCAGTCACATCACCAACATTTTTAATCAACTGACCTGCAACTTCATATGCTCTTGGACTATCACTTTGTTGTGCTAAATCCATAATACTATCGATTGCCTCTTGTCCTTTTTCAATTAATGAATATAGATTTCCTCTTGTGTATTCATAATCTTTATCACTTTCTTCCCCTGAAGTTGGTCTTATTATTGCTTCTTTTGATTTTTTTACAATTTCTTTTGAAAAAGAAGTTGCTTCTATTTCTAATGCTTCGTCTATATTTTCAAATTTATTTTTCATAATGATACATCAATTCCTTTTGTTGTACTATAAACTTTACCATCACCAAAATCAAAACGAGATTCACTAAATCCAAAATCATCATCAATCTGAACCAATTCATTATCTTCTACTGTAATTGCATCAATCGAATCACCTTCACTGTGAGATGTGATTGTAGTATTATCTTGTCCCCTTAATACAGTTAAAATATCTCCAGAAATATTTTTAATATACATCTCTTCATTACCAATTATAATATAAGAATTATTAACTAATGAGACAGCACTGGAAACATTGAATATAGTTACTTTATCATCAATATCTTGAGTAAGTGTTGTTGTGTTATCGTTATTATAATCCTTAATTGCTCTTGGTGTAGCAGTATATCTTAGTTGTCTTGAAGCATTCTTGGTATCTGTATTTGTATAATAATCAACTTGAACTTTTTTAATTAATCCATCTGTACTATTGGGAATTGGACCAAATAGATATGTTTTTGCTGTAAAGTTCAAAGTATAAACCAAAGCCCTTCTTTCTGTATAATCGCCTTCATAATTATCTTCCATACCAATTCCTTCCAATACTACAGGAACGTCTTTCTTTTCTCCTATAGATGAAATTAAATTAATTGTTAATGTGAAATTTGGTTGAAATGTTGGAAGAATTTGTTCTACAATTTGAAGCATATCATCATTCAATTTAGTCATAATACTAAGTTGAAATCCAATGTTATAAGGAACAGGCATAAAAACTTTAACTTGTTCTGTTCTATCATCAGTTTTTATTGCCTTAAATGTCTGCATAGCAGAAACCTTTCTGCTACTATCATATTTCATACTGGTCATTTCAAAAGACATTCGAGGAAGAGTCATTGCAACTCTTTTTCTCAGATCTGGTTTTTGTTCTATTCTTGCTAAAAACTTTTGAATTGGACCATAAGCAATAGGAACTTTAATAAAACTATAATCAGTAGCATCTTGCTCTTCGTGCTTAATATAAATCTCATTAAAAAGTGTACCAAAAGCAATAATGGTTTTCCTGATTATTTCATTGTAACTATAAGTTCCTAACATAACAATAGTGTTTATTAATTATTTAGTAATCGCCAAAAGGATTCTTTTGAGAAAAGTCAATAATATTATCTGCTTCATTTTCAATTTCAATATTTTCTGAGTATGGATCATATTCATCAAATGTGTTAATTGAATATATTTTATGCGTTGCCGCAGCACCAACAATCATTTCATCATTAGCAAAGTTTCCATCAACTATTGATACTTTAAGTACTCTAGTATCTGAATCCCAATCTTTTACATATGCAGTAGTTCCACTGGAAACACCCCTAACCACTTCATTAAAATCAAAGTCACCAGTAGAAATTCCAATCGGACTTGTGAGTGTAATTGTTGGATTAACAGTATATCCAGAACCAGCATTGGTATAACGAATTGCTGCTACAACTCCAGTAGTTGTTAAAACTGCTTCTGCTGTTGCGTTTACTCCACCAGAAGGAGCAGTAGATATAGAAACAATAGGAGCAGAGGAATATTGACTTCCTCCAGAAGTAATAGTTACAATTCCCAAAGTTCTAGAACCAATAACAGCAGTTGCTATTCCACCAGAACCAGATTGACCTACAATTTTAATTGATGGTGATTGTGTATAACCAGAACCAGGATTAACTACAAGAATTCTATCAATAGAACTACCTGTTCTTCCTGTTTTGCTAGTCATAATAGCAACTGCTGTTGCATTCAATCCATTTGCTGGTGCTTTTGTAATTTGAATTGTTGGTGTAGACAAATAACCAGTTCCATCATTAATTAAATCAATATATTGAACTGAATTTTTTGTAGTTGAAGCAATTGAAACAATTGCAGTTGCTCTTGTTGCAGTATCATCAACCATAGTAATAGTTTGAATATAACCAAAATCTTGAACTGATTTATCAACTTCATCAATACCAGTATCAATAACTTCATCTTCATATCTAAAGATTTCGCATCTCAATTCATAAACATAAAGATTGTTTAATTGATAAAATGGAACTTTTCCTTCTACATACTTAATTTCAAAAAGACCATTATCCAATGGAAGATAAATCAAATCCCCTTCTTGTGGTCTTGTTGCAACTTTAATGTCTGGATCATCTAATATAAATGGAGATATAAAATCTTCATATCTTTCTTTTGAAATAATAAGAGTCAACTCATCACTTGTTTTTACTCCAAATTTTGATAAAATATCTCCTTGTGCCCCAAATCCATTGAAATTTGAAATATATGCTTCAATTCTAAAACTATCATCAAATTTTGATACTACAACCTCTTTAATAATTGTTTTTTCATTAATCAACTGTCTGGGCATATACACAATGTCTTGCCCATACATTTTTAATTGTTCATTGATTAAGTCCTGAACAAGTCTTTGTTCACTTGAAGCACCTTGTAAAAAATAGGGATTTAATGGAGACATTATCCTATCATATCCATTGGAGGTAATTCGTAATCTGTTCTAAGTTCTCTTTCAAGTTCTTCAATTTCTCTAATCGCATCATTTAATATCCTTTCACCATTCATTGTAATTCCACCAGGAAGTTGAACTCCATTAAATTTAATTAAGTTTTGTCCCCATTGTCTCTTGATAATTGCAGTCAAATATCTTTTCAACCACCAATCATTATATACAGCAGAAAAATCTGATGGATCTACAATTCTAATACAATCAACAATAATATAACTATTTTCATTTACCATTGCCCAATCTATATCCAAATATAGTCTATGTTGTTTTTTGTTGAATCTTAATTGAACATCTGGAGTTAATATTCTACTAATATCTTCCAAGTAAGTTTTTGTCATTGTATAATTTAACAAATCAAGAGCACCATAATAATATAAATCATTCAAAAATATTTGATATTTAAGATTAAATAAACCAGATGATATTGTACTTGCATCTGATTTGAATACGTTATTTACTCCAATAATTGTATCTGGTAGTTGAATGAAATTATTTGTTTCTTGATAAATGACTGTTGTTATTCCAACAGAAGAATTTCCAATTGACTCTGTGTTATTTGTTCTTACTATAGTTTTTTCATCTGGAAGAAGTTTGTGCTTCAAATATACTCTTACTGCACCATCATAATGCCTTTCGTTAAAATATTGAATAGCATCATCAACCAAATCATCAATTTGGTCGTCATCTACGTTAATTTCCAGAACAGGATATCCAAGTTTTCGCAAACAGTAATCAATTAATCCCTGACGACTTGATGGTTGAGACATTATTTAATTGAAAACTCTAATTATTTATCAGTATGTACCGCCATCAATGTATGGATATGGACTCCATTGGTTTGTTGATGAATTGTAAATAAGTACTGAATTATTTGGTAATCCGTTTGCTGTATTAATATCATCTAAATTTGAAAGTTTTGTTGATGGCGCAGCAGAAATTACTCTGTTTGCATTATCAGCACCAAGTCTTACTTTTATTAAATTGTCTGAATTAGTTCTTACTCTAATGTCTGACATAGTTTTTATGCAGTGGTAATTCCAGCAGTAATTAAAGCATTTCCTTCAACAACTCTTGTTTTTGATGTTCCACTATCTAATAGTACATCATAACAATATCTTCCTGGTCTTAATTTTGATGTAATAGTTGACCCTAAGGAAATTTTAACTTTTCCAGCAGTTCTACTTGGGAAAGAAACTACAAAAGAAGCAGATGTATTTAAAGATGCTGGTGATTTTTTTAATTTTGCATATCCAGTATATCCAGTCAAATCCAATGGAGTATTTGCTACAGATTCAAGAAAAAATGTTTGCTGAAAATCAGCACCTCCTGGAATTGTTATATTAGCTACATATATTGCCATTATGATAACTAGATAAAATCTTTCCTAATATATTTAGGATTTGTTTTCTAATAGTTTTGTTAGTAATGATTTTATCTCAGTTAATTCAGTCTTTAAATTTTGAATTTCACTTTTTTCATCTAATGATGAATTTTTAGCTCTCAAATATTCTTGATATTCATAATCATTGCAATTTACAATTGCATTTGAATTTTCATCACGATACAATCCTCTGTGACCTTCTACTGGTATCATATTGTTGCAATTACCCTAAGATCTCTAATAAGTGGAACACATGATTGATTTGTTCCAGTCATAATAATTTTAATTTGGAACCCATTAAATGCGGTTATGTTTTTACCAGTAAATTCATAATTACCAAAATTATTTAAAGTATTGGATGCTTGGACTAATCTATCTGATTTGCCATTATTTTTTGAAGAATTGATTACATTTCCATTTTCATCAAGATTATCATATCCTGGGAATAATTCATATAATTGTTGTGAATCAGGAGTATCATTTCTTAACAATCTATACATAACTCTAATATCATTTGTTGAATGTCTATACGCATCAAATAGAACCTTTAAACCATCTGCTGATTTTTGTAGTTTTACAATTTTAGAAACATAAATTGCCGAATTTGGATCACCACTTAATTGGTTGACTCTTGGATCTAAAGCAAAATCAGAAATAGGACTATTGATCCTATTCATTGTTGTGATGATATTTACTCTGTCTAAATCAATCATTGGAGATACTTTACTATCACCAGTTGATAATAAAAGTTCTAATGTAAATGATCTATTTCCTGGTAAAGTATTTAAATTTGAAAGTTCATTTACTTTGGAATAAATTGCACTAGTTTCACTTAGTTCATTATTGGAGTTTAAAGAGATATCTTCAAATCCTCTATCTACAAATGAAATTTCATTTCCATTTACACTTGTTCCAGTTGTTGTTCTAATTTTTGCTTCAACTGATGTTGTTTCTGGTAATAGTGTTTGTATATTAGGTCTAATTATATTGAATGTTATGTTTTGTGTTGATTTTGGTCCATTAAATGATCCAACAGTTGGTGTTGTGGAATATGTTCCACCAGATTTAGATTGTTTGAAGAATAATTCTGGATATGAATTGGAATTTCCAGTGCTTCTATCTGATCCTGATTTTGTTTGATCTATCTTTATATGATAAGAATCAAGTTCAATTGGATAGTTGACTAAATCAACATCTGCAAATTTGTGAGTTTTGTTTATTCTTCTAAGTGAAACTCCATCAAATTCATATTTAAACACAGATGAATTTGCTAAATGTAATGTTGATACTGTATTGTCAATTCCTCTTCCACCACTTATACCAGTTAAAGTATTTCCATTAGTTCCTGTATATCTGATAATTTCATTATCTATAATAATATAACCTGGATTATTTAAACCAACAGCAATGTTTTCAAATGTTGCTAAATTACCAATTGAATCTAATGTAATATCACTAGTAGAAGTAGACGAATAGTCAGAAACCAATTTAAAAGGAGCAATATCAGATTCAATTCCACTTAAAGTTACTTGGTTGACTGGAGAATACATACCATGATTTTGGTGATTGACTTTGAGGTGCAATCCATCAGAAATAATAGTTGAACTAGTTACTACTGCTCCTGATATGGAAGATCCATTATTTGTGATAGTTGATGTTCCTATTGAAGTTACTTTTCCTTGAATATTATCAACAACAATAGAATTAACTGCAGAAATAATTCCAACATTATTTGGAATAGTTAATATGAGATTTTTTCCAAGATTGTTTGTATCAGTAGAACTTACTGTTAATGTATCTCCAGCAGTATATCCAGAACCACCATCAGTAATAGTTGCAGCAACTGCTACACCAGAAGATACTGAAAGATTTACCTTTGCGTTTTGACCGAATCCTGATAATGATATCAAACTTATATTTGAATATACTTTTGCTCCACTTGTAAAACCAGAACCAACATTTGATAATGTTAAGGTTGAACCAATTCCAACTGCACCAACAAGAGATTTAAGATTAGAAGTGAAATTAGTATTAGATGTTTGACTGATTGTATTTCCAACAACCAATGATGCTTGTTCGGAAACAGATAAACTCTTACCTAAACCAATTAATGCTGAATTTGAATAAGCATTTAATGGATTTTTTCTCAATGTTACAATTTGATTATTACCAACATCTAAATCTGGATTATAAAATCTAAATGATGCTGGAGAAGTTACAAAATCTGCTCTGTATAATGTAAATTTCAAATCTTCCAAATCAGATGCAGTCCAAGTTGCTCCATTTTGTGATTTAAATAATGCTCCAAGACTTGGTTGCTTAGAAACAATAATTTTTTGAGAATCTGGTTTTTCTATAGTTGATACATCAGTTTCTCCCATTCTCGAAATCCATACATTATAGGAATCAGAAGAAGAAAGTAATACAATTGAATATCCAGAACCAGTTTTTTCCAAATAAACTGGAGATGGGAAAGTAAATGTAGTTGCAACAGTACCATCTTCTGATGTGTTAATATCTTTTGGATATAATGTTACTTCTGAGAATGGTAAAAATGTTTGAGTTGGAAAACCAGTTTGCATCGTTCTGATTTGAAGTGTTACTGGAATTCCTCTTGTATCTTTTGTTTTAAAGAAAATATCACATTTTGTAATATAAATTCCATTATTATCAGCAACTTCAAATGATTGTGCTAAAGGATCAACCCATCTAGTTGATGATGATGTTGCAGTTGTTGAAGTATTTGAAGTGGATGATGCTGTACTAGAACTAACAAGTGATCTAGAATCTATTTGTGGAATTCTTTCTACATTTGCATTTCTAATTCTAAGTGTGGAATTTTCAACATTATCTAAAGTTCCAGCAGAAGTAAAATTGACTTCTGCTGAAGTTTCATCTGAAGTGACTACTGTAGAATTTGTTTGACTTGATGTTAAAACAAAAGTTTTTGTTCCAGTTCTAAAAGATGGAGTTGATGGAATTGTTGGGTCAGGAATAAACAACGAACCAATAAAAACTCCAGTTTCATCTGCAATTAATTTAATATCCGATATAGTTGCAATTGCTCTACTGGTTTGCCCAACCAATTGCATATTTTTTGTAATACTACCATAAAAACCAGATGATACTTGTAATTCTAAACTTGCGGTATCTACATTTAATATTGTAGTTGTTGATGAATAAGAATTAGATAAAGAATTTTCTGGTAAATATGGATTTTTTTCAAATGTTTCTGTTGGTGAATTATATGGACCATATTTATGATTTTGTTTTGCAAGTCTAAATCTAATAGTTTTTGATCCTAAAGTTCCAACTACTGTTTCGCTATCAGAAAAAGTTCCACTAGACATTGTGACTTCAATTAATTTTGGTACAACATATGAAGTCATATCAACATTATCAAAAAATGCATAAACTCTTGATGATGGTTTTAATCTTCTAGAAATAATTTCAATATTTCTAGATCTCATCGTTGTTATAATTTCTCTAGAAATAACTTTATCTCCAAGATTTGTAGAATCAAATCTTTCAGTAACACCAATTTGAATTCCTCGTCTAGATTGATTTGTTGTTGTAGTTACTGTAGTGTTGGTTGTGGTGCTAAAGTTATTTGTTGTTGTTGCAAAATCTGTTACCTCTCTTCTTCCACCACCAGGATCAAAAGTATTAAATTCAGTAGAACTTCCTGTAAATACTGGACCAGAAGATGAACTAGAAACACTTGTACCAGTCCAATTGGTTTCCCAAGCACCCCAATCAATTGGGGAAAGACCAGTGTTACTATCAGCATTAGCAAGTCCTAATGATGCTCTATAACTACCTTCAATATCATAAGTTCTTTCAGATCTTCTAGTATCAATCCAAGTATCACTTGATGGATTTAATTCAATTGATCCAATCCAATTAATCACATTAAATGGATTTACATTTTCACTTCTTGTAGCAAATTGATTTTTTGTATATTCAACCTCAGAATAATTTAAGCATACAATATTTCCAACTCTTTTTATATTTGGAGAACCCAAATCACTAACAAAACGTAAATCAGCATTTGGGTTTGATGTTGTGCCAATTCCAATAACTGCCTCAGATCCCAAAAGTAAATCTATAGAAGTTGTATAAGGTGTTGGTCTTAATAACCCATTTATAACATCAATACTTGATTTATAATCACGATTTGTTATGTCTCCACCATTATATGATTTGAAATTATCTACAAAAAAACCACATTTAAATCTATCTAATTTTGTTGTGGTATCTCTTATTGTTAAATTCTGTGTATCTGTTTCCAATAAAGATAATGATGTGTAATACTCAACATTTGAAAGTCTATCTTCCAATCTGGAGATATCCTTCATAGTATATCTTTTATTTTGAAATAAAGTTGTTGTCGCATCTTCCGGCCTATTTAAATACGCAGGTAAAATGATTGTTGCTATTTCTAAACAAGAATCTAATCTATTTGGAAGTTTTGGTTGAAGTGATGGAACACCTTTGTTTACAATAAATGATCCTTCCTTTGTTAAAAATAACCTATCAATTCTTGGTAGATAATAATCATAGGATAAATTTAATGATTTTTGTATTGCAAAAATATTTCTAGATGAATTTTCTCCAGTAAATAATCTCGATTCATACTCAAATGGTGATTTTGTACCAGAATATGTAGAAACTCTTGGTCTTAAATCAATAACGTCACTTAGAGATATTCCATTAACCGATGATATATCATCTCCATATCTATCTTCATCATAAGAATTTACTCCAACAAAATCACCAGTATCGGATGGATCTATTGTATAATTATTGTAAATAATTGTAATTTGCTTTGTTGGTGCAGCAATTTGTGTTTTTCTAATAATTCTTGAAAAATCAAGATATTCTGATCTTTGTCCTTCATCTAAAATAAAGTTGGTTCTGATATTTTTATCCCCAACTTGAATTGAGTCTACAATTCCAGAAATTTGAGATTCTTCAAAAGTAACAGTTTCACCAACAGAAAAAATATTTTCATTTAAATAAACAAAGTTTACTGTGCTTGTTCCATCATTTGATACTAAAGTTGCAACTGCTCCAGTATCTTTGCCAACTATCCTCTCTCCTTTAATTGAATTTAAAATATTTGAATTTAATCCAGTTATTGTAATTGAAGGTAATGTTGGAGTTGAAGAAGAAGGTGATTCGAAAATTCCAATAACTGATTCTACATCTGGAACATTCAATGAAATTTCTTCATCTTCAACTCTTAAACCGTAGATATTACTAACAGTCAAACCATTTGTATTTGTAGAAATACCAGAAGAAGTTTTGTTTACAGTTAAACTAGAGCATCTATTGTATATTTTTTTACGAGTTTTTGTATTTATTTTTTTGAGAGTAGCAGTCAATGTTGCTGCACCTGAGTTTGACGTAATATTTTGAATTGTGATGGTTCTTCCACTCGGAACTAATTTTTGTGAATCTAATACTGCTATAGTTCCATCAGCAAAAGTTAAATTATAATCTTCCTCATCAAATGGTTCAAATGTTAATGATGTATCTGTTTCTAATGTTTGACTCCAAGCACCATCACTAAACTCCCCAGCAGTAATAGTATAAGATTTTCTGAATATAACATCAGAACCATTTAGATCTAATTTTGAAACTTTTGAGTTATTTAAACGTGCATATAAAAATGCATTTTGTGTATTTAAAACATCTATAGATACTACTTTAAAATCATTTACAGCAATTGTTGAACTTGGAAGATTACCAGAGCAAATACCAGAAACAGAGGTAGTTGCTACAATATTTAAAGACCTTAAAGACGAACTGACAGAAGAAACTCTATTATAAGTAGGTACACGTTCTCCTTGCTTTGTGTATGATACAATATCACCCACATTAATTCCAGTATAAAAGTTTTGATTTGAAGTTGTTACAGTGGAAATTCCACCACCATTAACTGTAATAGTAAATTGAGTTCCTGGTTCTGCAACAGATAGAGTTCTTGATAAAACTGGATCGGCAGTAAATCCAGGAGAATATATTTGATGAACATCAGATAAAGAATAATCTTTTACCGATGTGATTGTACGAGAAATATCTAAACCATTGATTTTGATTTGTTCGTTTGATATGAATGACCCAGAAACTTGATATAAGGTTAAAGTAGTAGATGATGATGCATTACTAACCAAATATCCTCTAGCACCACTATTTTTTCCTTGAATATATGCTGGTGAAGTTTGTGTTAAAGATGTATTAATTGTTAATATTGTATAAGTTTGAATATCATAAAGAGAACTTTCAAATTTAGTTGAAGCATCTAAATATTCTGCATTTTTTAATTTTAAGTCATAAAGTCTAGCAACTCCAATTTTTGTTCCAGATAAAGATCCTGGTGTTACTGTTCTAGTATCATAAAGACTTACCTGAGTTGTTAAACCAACACTAACAGAACCATAAACATTATTTAATGTAATTTGTCTTCCTACATTAAATGGAATTGATGCATTTTCTGCTCTTTCTGTTGTTCTTGGTTTTTCTATGTCTACAATAGTATTACTAATTGTTTCAATCTCAAATCCACGAACATAAGCTTTTCCTGGACTTATTGAAATACAAGCAAGATCTTTTGATGGAATATTTCCTTGCTTAGTTTTTTGACTTGAATAATAAATTCCATTATTTCCAATTCTATCATTTAAAGATTCCTTTACATTAACACCAAAAGGTCTTACGTAATAATCACCAGATTCATCATAAGTTCTTCTTGCTAATTCATCTCTGATTAAATTAAATTCAGTTTTGTCTGAAAATTTTATTAACCCACCATTTTCAACTCGCAACAATTCAACAAAATCCTGATCGTTAAAATCATCAATTTCTTTTTTGATTAAAGTTGTAGATATTTTTAATCTATCAGCACCTGGAGCAGCAAAGTTTGAAAATCCTTGTGCATTATCAAACAAATCTTTATAATTATTTGATGCTACTGTAATTTCTTCATCGATTAAAAGACCAACACGATAAGTTGGAGTATTTGTATATTGATCTAAAATTACTACTTGTTTTGGAACTGTAATAAAGAAACCACGAATAAAATATACACCTTCTTCAATTTTTACAGCAGATCCTTTACCAATAGATCCAGAAATAATCGAAGTTGCAAAGGATGTATTTTCTCTAATCGAAGATAATGTGTAGTCTACATTTTCTAATGAAATTAAATTTTCACCGTCAACAAAAGTTTTATCTGTAAAATTTGTATCGCTGGAACTCTTATATTTTACATATAATGTATAATTATTTTTTTCTGATTCTGTGTTTGTAATGTAATTTTCTACTATCGCAGTAACACCACTTGTTTCACCTTTTATATTTTTTCCTACAAATTTATCAATATATGCCGATACTGGAATCCCCAAATTAGAATCATCAATTTGAACATAACTATACTCCGAGTCAAATCCAATTTGACCCGGAATGACCATAGAACCTTCTTTGAATAAGTTCCTACCAAACTTTTCAACTTGATCTTGTAAAATCGATTGAAGTGATGTTAATTCTCTTGCTTGAATTGGAATGCCTGGTTTGAATAAAACTCTTTGATAACCTTTTTTTGGATCAAAGTCATCAAAATATGGAGATACATTTAAGTTGGTATTTTGAGGCATTTTTCTTTAGAACTCCAAAACGATTTTAATATCTTCTTTTTGACTTGCTGATCTTGGTATTGGTGGTCTGTTATCAATATAAATGATTTCACCAGACTTTTTATTGTATTCTGCAGACGCAATACCAGCAACAAAGTTGCTTCCCAGTTGATATGTCTTATTATTTATTACCGTACTAATACCAGTAAATGAAGTATCAATACTTAATGGTGTACCAGAAGTAGAACCATTTATAACTAAAGATGATGAAGTAGAACTGAAATCATTAATTTTATATCCAACACCAACAGTTGCTAGTCCAACTGGTTGGTAATACTTTAAAACACCTGTTACATTATTCCAAGAAGCAACAAATCCAATTGCAACATTTTCACTATTAATTGTCTGAGTAATTGTTGAATCAACTGCATAAGTAGTCAATGTAGCAGCAGCCCCAGTTAATCTTAATGCTTTTAGAGCACTTACTTCTGCTATGTCTAATGCTTCAACATCACTTGTTGTTTTTGTTGGGTTTTTGATAATTCCAATTCTAGCAAAATCATTACCTATAATAGTATCAGGATTTGTCTCATCTGTATTATAACGAGAATAAACTAAAACTCTATAAGCACCAAGTTCTCTGTAAATATCATAACCATGACCTCCTTTTGGTGGAATGATTACATCAAAACTAGCAATTGTTCCAGTGTTTGTTAATTTATTGGGAATTCCTGGTGCTCCTGGTTCGAATTGGATAATTCCTTTAGTATAACCAGTTCCACCATCAGTAACATAAGCATCAGAAACTTTTCCAAAAGAATCAACTACAATTGTTGCTTTTCCTCCAGTACCATCACCAAGAATTGGGATATTTACAAATGTTTCTGAAATTGGAGCATAACCAAAACCTCTATTTTTTGTGGTTAAAATTTGAACTTTACCATCAATAGCATTATTTTTAGTTGAAATACTTTCTCCAATAGTTCCCCAATTTTCTGGAACAGGAATAAATTCAATAGAATCAAATTTTACGATTTCTGATGGTTTGATAGTATAAAGATATTTCCAAATATAACCATCTCCACTTGTTCCAGCAGGTCTAGGTTCTAAATCTACAAATTCTGGTTTATCTGCTGATGGTCTTCCTTTTGAATTTTCTGGATCTGTTCCATTCTGCAAACAAATGTAAACTCTTAAATCATCATTGATTACATAATAATTAGCATCATACAATGATGAAGAATTTGTAATTGGTGATAAATTGAAAATTGTATAATCATGTCTATACATTTCATAAGTAGAACCACTTTCCCAACTTTTTTTTCTTACCATTCTTCTCACGTCACTTGTGGTGACTTTTTTCATAGAAATGATAGTTTCTTTTATTTCACTTTCTTCCTTAAATCCATCCAATGGAGGCAATCCTTCACCCCAAGATGTCGAACCATTTGCTTGAGAATTCAAAGCATTTGGTTGACCTATAAAAGTATAATATGTATTTACTGTATTTCCAACACCAACAAGACTTTTTATGAAAGTCTCGGCATTCATTATTCTAAATTGATCTGATATAATTGCAGGCATTTTAATTTTATACTTTTTTTCTATTTATTACTAAATCAAACCACGAGTTCTATAAACTTCTGCTGCTGTAGATAATCCAGTCAATCCATCATTTGTATTTACAATAAAGTTTTTTGGATTTTCTCTTGATCTATTTTGGTAATCATAAATTTTACTCCAACTATATCTTCCGTAGAATCCAGTTGTATTGATTCCAAGATTTATTGCTTTGTTTACACCACCATTAACTAATACAAAATCACATCTTACAGTCACTATTCCAGATGATGGATTTGAACTAACATTTTCTACTCTATAAAGACCATCAATAAATGTAGTTGCTGTTCCGACTCTAATACCAGTAGTTGTTGTTATTCCTGTTAAAGCATATCCTGAAGTAACATTACTATCAAAAATTACAAAATAATCACCCAATTCCAATTGACTATATGTTATACCAAATGTATTAAGTGAAGAATAACCGATACCAAGATTGGAATTATCATAAGTTTCTGATTTTAATTTAAATTCCAAAGAAGAAAAACCAATTCCTATGGTATTAATACCAACAATAGTTCCAAAATCACCTTTTGCTTTTATTGAAATAACTTTTTCTTTATTTGGTTTTACACTTTCAAAAATAACAGAAGGACTATTTACTTGTGAATATCCAAATCCACCATTTGTAATTGTTACTGAAGTTACAATACCATTTGTAGTTGAAGATGTTGCAGTTGCTCTATTATAAGTTGGATCTGAATACATTATTGTTGCAGCAGAACCAACTAAAACATACCTTCCCTCATAACTTAATGATGGAACGAAGATCAAATCATTAATTGAATTAGATTGATTTGTCGATCTTTTTTCCCAAGTTGATAAATCAAAAGAATAATATAAATTTCCATTACTTTCTAATAAAACATAAACACCATCATAGTATTTTATGTTTATTAAATTTTGTGAAATATTTACATTGTTTTGTAAAAACCAAGTTGATCCATTTTGTGAAGTTATGATTGATCCATTATTTCCAACTGCAATAAATTTAGATCCATCCCATATAACTTTATTTAAATTTTGTATAGTTGGTTTTGATAAATCACCAACAATAGACCAAACATCAGTATCTGATGAATAATAGATTGTTCCATTATCACCAACTGCAACAAAAATATTATTATTATTTGTTATTGAGTTTATATTTTTTGTATTGTTTTTATTTTTTTCAAAAAATTGTGTAGATCCAATTCCAACTGAAGTAAAAATTGGAGATTTTTGATTATAATTAGAAATTTTACCAACAACAACAAAAGTATTTTTGGATGAAGAATAAGAAATATCTTTAAATTCACCATTATAATTGCTATCTTGATTATCTGGAACACCAAAAGTGCTAATAGTACTGTTTATTAATTTGCATTCTACCCAAGAAGATAATGTAGTTCCAATACCAGTTGCTTTTATAATTTTCCCAGTCTGACCTACAGCAACATAAGTATTTGTTCCTGCAAATGCAACAGAAGTAAATGATATTGAATTTCCATATCCAATACTACTATTAGACCAAGAAATACCATCTACACTCTTAACTAAGAGACTGCTTGTTCCAACTCCAACAAAAATATTACCATATGTAATTGATTTTATTTCATAATTTGTAGTTATTCCTGAAGTTGTTTTCCAATTATAAATTGGATCTTTTTTTGTTATAATTGCTGAAGAAATTGCAACCGTAGGATTTGAAATATCATATCCAGAACCAGAATTTGTAATTGTAATACTAGAAATAGTTGATGCAGCAGAAACATTTGCAATACCCAATGCAGAATCAACTGTTTTATTATCAATAATAATTACATCTCTCAATTCTTCTGTTAAACCTCTACTTATATCTTCTACAAACAATGGAAAGGCATTATTTACATATATTGTAGTATCATTTTTTTCAACTGATTTTATAATTCTTGTTGTTGGTGTGTTTCTTGATTTCAAATCTGGTCTTCCTTTTGTATACAAGACACCATTTATAATTCTATCTCTTGTTTGTTTAGTCCAATTAAGAGGTCTTGCATCCTTTAAATTGGTACTAATCCCAATACTATCATAAGGAAATGTATCAAATGAATTAAATGAAACAATTTTTTTAACTACACGTTCAAATTGTTCTCTATCAAATGGATTTAATATATTTTCTCCAATTTGAATTGAATCACCTTCTTTAATTGTTCTTGGTGGATCTATTTGTTCTACATCTAACTCTGATCCTCTATAGTATAAAATTAAACATTTTGAATTTGCTTTTGGTGCTTCACTGAAAATTATTTGAGAACCAATTATCTTATAAGATTGATCTGGTTTTTGTAGAATGTCGTTTATAAAAACAAAAAAGTTATTTTCAACTTTTAAATCCGAACCTGGAACTGTTTTTACTGAAAATGCATCTGTTATACCAATATTTGTAACTGTTAATAAAAATTTACGTTTGTTTCCAGTAAAAAACGGTGCAAGACTATTGATTCTAACAAATTGACCTGGATAAAATCCACCAAATTTATCCGTGAATGTTTCTGTTATGGTTAGTCTAAATTCACTAAATCCAATTCCAATTAATGGATTTGTTGTAATACCAACAACACTCAATACTTCACCAACTTTATAACCAAATCCAGGATCTTCTAAATTGAATCCAGTAATACTAGAACCATTACTAACAATTACAGAAACTTTTGCTCCTTCTCCAACACCACTAGAACCATTAGCATAAGAAACACCAAGATTGCTATAATTTGGTGGAATTGGTATATTGATATTTGGTTTTGAAGAACTTGTATAACCAGAACCTGGATTTGTAATACTTAATGAAGTAATTGTTCCACCAGAACCAATTGATGCAGTAATTGTAGCACCACTTCCAATTGTAGAAGCAACACTAATTACTGGTGCAATCCTATAACCACTTCCAGCACCATTTAAGTAAATGTTTGATATTGTACCAGCAGCAGATACAGAAACTGTTGCAGAAGCACCTACGAGTGGTTGGTAACCATATCCAGTAGTAATTGCAACTCTAACAATTTTTCCGGCATTTGGAACACCACTTATAAATTTTATAGTATTATTTACTGGTGTATCAATTATAAAATCAGTATCTGATATTTGGGAAATATTATTTAATAAAATAAATGGATTATTGTTTATATCTGTACTACTATTTGTATCAGAATATAAACCAGATATATTTTCACCATTTGATTTTAATACAAAATTCAATCTTGTAATGATAAATGATGTTGTAGCAACTCCAGTATTTACATTATGATTTGGAGAAATAGTGATTGATCCAATACCTATGGATTGAATGACTGTATTTCTTGTGATGTATTCATTTTCTGTAAATTGTAAATTCAAAATATCTCCTAAACTTAAAGATGTTGTATCAATCCCAATGACTTTATTTTTACTTGAAGAATTTAGAGTTCCTGTTCTAATTCCTATTGCATCTTGTTTTCCTGTAAAATTTTTAGAAATATCATCAATAATTAAATTTTTATCTGATATATTTCCTGGATCAAACCTTCTTGAGAAAATTCTTCCTTGGAATGATGAGTTTACTTGTAGACTTTCTGGTCCTATTTTTCCATATGGTGGGTCAGTAAAATAAATTGCATCCTTGACTATATTAAAATCACCTCTCATTACAGTAACTGCTGCTCCAACTGTATGAGATGTCGCAACTGTACCATAGAATGCTCGATCAACAGTTATACTATTAGTTGAACCAATTCCAACCGATCTAACTTTAACTAATTCGGAATCAATCATTAAAACATCCAAAGATGTTAATGATGAAATTCCAGATCTTAAAACTATTGTATTGCCAATCCCAATTGATGCTGATGGATATAATGTAATACCTCTTCTGTATAATGGTGATTGGATTATATTATCGATAGTAATTAATGCACTTGAATTTGGTTCATTATAAGTAAATGAATGAGTTCCAATTCCATAACTTACAATATCTAAATTCAAAGAAGTGGATAATCCAGATACTTTAAATTGATTATCATTTAATTTATCAACATATAATACTTCTGGTAAAATATCAGTTCCTAAAAGTGTTGGTGATAGAAATAAATTATCTGCTGGAGTAGATCCACCAATAGATGTTCCAGCAATACTAATAATATCTGTAGGAGTTGAAGATATAGTTGTAGTTCCAACACCAACAACTCCTATTGAATAATTTCTTCCACCATTAGAAACTTGTAATGAACTAATTTTTCCTACAGAATCTCTTGAAATAATGAATGTTGCACCAGAACCAATACCAAGTGTTGTAGTACCAGCAACACCAGTATATGTTGAATTTGCTGCTGATACTATTGCTGTACTCGAAACTTTAGATACTGTAAATGATAATGTATTAGTTGGATTTGTTCCTCCAAGATAAGTTCCAGCAATTGAAACTGTATTTCCTATTCCATATCCTCTTCCGCCATCCTTTAGAATGATAGATGTTGAAATTGGATTTCCAGTTGCTGAACCATCATAAGTAATCCAAACTTCAAATTTTGCACCAGTTCCAATACCAGAAACTGAGTTTGCTGGAATTGGGTTACCAAATCCATAAATTCTACTTGATGCAAAAGGTATTAAAGTTGATATACCAGTAATTGTAGTGCTAATTGCTACATTATATCCATTTTCAAATATTGCACTTCCAATACCACCAGTAACTCCAATTATAATTCCACCACCATATTCTTTAGTCGCAAATTGTGGTTCAACTAAAGATGTTGTACCAATACCAATTTTTGTTTGACTTACTGATGTTATTGGATTTATTGAAGAGTATAATATTTTCTGTCCCGTTTGAAAATTGTGATTATTGAGATTGATTATATCACCATCAATATTAACAATGCTACTAGCAGAACTAACAAATTCACGATAAAATAAAGGAGTTTTATTACTAGTTAATTTGAAAGATTTAGTTCCAATAACAGTATTTCCAGCAAGTTTTCTTCTAATTTTTACATCAGAAGTTTGACTTCCTTGATTTAATTTATGTGGAAGATTTAATCTCACACTCCCAACACCAATTTCAGTAATAACAGTATTGTCTGGAATAAGTAAAGTAGAAAATCCTACATAATCATCTACACTTAAATTATCAGTATTAAGATTTATATAATATGGAAAGAAACTATTAAATGTAGCAGTTGTTGTTCCAATTGAAATATATTCATTTGAACCATCAAATTGATTGCTAATATCATCAATTATTAAAACTTTATTTGTTTTACTTACAGTATAAGATCTCAATGCTAAACCAAAAATAGGTCCAGTTATACCAACACCAGCAACATTTGATTCTTCTGCTCCAATATTTACTCTTTCAATTGAACCATCTTCAAATAAACTTTCTTCATTTTCTGTTACTAATGAAAAATTATTTCTTGTATAAAATGAAGAAAAATCATCAAGATTTATAAGTAAATCTAAAGTTGAATTTGCAATCCCAACTTTTAAATTTTTAGTTTCAGTTGAGGGAATAGTGCTAATTATATCTAAATCAGAAAATTCTTTAAATCCTGCTGGATGAATAATAGAAAGAATTGGTTCTTTCCAGACATCATAAGGTACTTCACTCTTAATTGAATATGAAAACTTTTGATAATAAAAATTATCTGATATTCTTTGTTGATAGTTATTTAAAAATCCAACTTCATTCCCAGAATCATTTATTTTATCTCTTGTTGCTCCAAGTGTTGACTTTAAATTAAACTTATTTACAAATTCTACTGTTCCATTTAATAATGATTTACTACCTTTTAATTTGTTTCCAACTTCTAATTCACCCTTTGCATCAATTAATCGCAATTGATTTATATCATTATCCCATCCATTCTCGATAACTGTTGCAGAAAATACTGAATTTCCAGAATTGTCAAATCCAGTAACTTTTTCTCCAGAAATATAACTTAAATCATCAATGAGAACCATTTCAAACTCAGGCATATCTTTTCTATTGATGACAACTCCATAACCATTGGTATTGAAGTAATTTCCTTCACGATTGTTCTGATTGAGATTTAATGTATCTTTTGAACCAGTCATACTAAAAGTCACAGTAAAGTTTTCTGAACTTATTCCAGTTACAGTGAAGAACTTATATCCATAATCTTTTGAATTAAAATTATCTTTTGATTTGTCTATTTGCCTGCATTTTTCAATAAAAATTTCATCTCCAATATTAAATGGGAATACAGTTTCTGTTTTTCCATATCCACTGGTAATTAATGGATATAATTGAGTATCATTCAATAGTTCTAAAGTAACTATTGAACCATCATTCTCTGCTACAATATCATCAATCTCATATCCATTAGAATTGTTTGTGGATACAATTCTTAATGATTTTACCAAATCATTGGTATTTTCAACAATTTTTACTCCAACAATGCTCCCACTTTGTAATTCTGCGGATAATTTTATTTTATCATTTCCAATGACTTTTAATGATGGTGCAGTATTATATCCTCTTCCTCCAGTTTTTATACCAATATAATCAATTCTTGCAATATCTTTGATTTGAACTATTGCTGGAGAACTTAAGAAAGGTCTTACTGTAGCATCTGTTGGATAGTTAAAACCATCTTTAACTCTTTCCAAGTAATCAACTTTTCCTATTGTTGAAGATGATGTTCTAAGAATAGCATTTTTACCTAAAATAGTTTGAATTGAAGATACTTTTGGTAATTTTTTATATCTTTTTCCTCCAAAATTAACTTTTATTTTTGATATTGGACCAGAAGTATTATTGGAATTTGTATCATAAAAAATTGTAGATACTCCACTAGAAGTTGTATATAATGTATTCTCTGGTTTTGTATTTAAATTAAACTTAAATGATGTTATACCAGTTCTTATTACTGGATATTCATTATTGAATGTACTGGAAATGATTTTAATTCTATTATTTGCAACAACTTCTTTATCATAAGAAATTTGTAATAACACATCAGAAGAACTTGTTGATGGTATTAAATTATAATATATTTCATTTGGAAAATCAGATGTTTGAGTATTCAATTCTCTATTGGATGATATTCCAGTATTACCAATATATTTGAAACTTTCAATTTCTTTAGTAAAATTTGGATCTTTATATAATCTCAAATCCATATCAGGAACATCATTCAAATCAAAAGTCAATACATCACCTCTAGTGATACTGATTGGTGGATTTATGAGTGCAATGCTGTGAATAGATGCACCAACACTTGTAAAAGTAATATAAGTTCCAACTGTTGTATCATAAAGATATTTTGATAATTTTATTTTATCTGGATCTTGCTTTAAAATATAATAAGTACTATTATTTGTTAGTCCACCAATAGTAGTATTTCCATTTGTATAATATACAACTTTATCACCAGTTTTTAATGTATTTCCAGTTATAGAAATTTCATTTGTTTGTGTGTTTACACCAACTAAAGCATTAAAATTAATTAAATCAGTTGTAATTTTCCTAAGTGTAGTGTCATATCTCAATTTTACTATTTTGGAAAAACTTGGAAATACATTAAATTTGATTTTATCTTCTGTTTGTAATCCATGTGTTTGTGCTGTAGAAACAGTTACAGAATAATTTTCAAAAGTTCCGGTAATTTTGGAATATTGTGTTGTTAATGAATGTGCAAATCCAGTGTTTGGTGATGAACTAAAATATAATGAATTTGATGTTGATCCAATTCCCGAAGTTGTTGTAAATCCTAAAGTAGAAAGACCAACAAAATCATTACCCAAATTCACAGCATAAACTGTTTGATTTTGACTTAATCTAAATGTAGAACCTGTTCCAGTATTTGATACTACAATACCATTTCCACCCAATCCAACATTATAAGTCAATGATTGACCTGTACGATAGTTGTGATTTGGTATATAAATTGAACGAGATGGAACAAATTTATTAGATACAAATCTATTAAAAGTAACTAAAGAAGTAGAAATTCCCCCACCAAGACTGTGGTTTGGTGAAATTTGAATACTTCCAATTCCAACACTTACAATAGTTGTTCCAACAGAAATATAAGTTCCAGAAACATAATCACCAATTTTCAATGCAGTTGTATTGATTCCAATATAACTTGTTGTTCCAGCATCAAATATTCCAAAATCAGTCTTAATGCCAACAAATTTATAATAATTTGTTCCATTTGTTCCTATTCCTATTGTATTGCTAGGATTAAAGTAGGTTGTTTTATTTTCTATAATCGAATCATCATATTGCTTAGAACTGAATGTGAATGTATTTGGAAGTAATGTAACTGATGAAATTCCTGCAGTATGAATTCCAGTGTAATTTTCATATCTGTTTACAAACAATTTTGATTCTGATAATGAAATATTAATAATTTTTAATATTTCATTATCAATTTTAATTAAATCATCTACATTAAAACCAGAAATATCATTTACATTAATATAAGTTGTTAATCCAGTAATTGATTGATTGGGAATATTATCCAATAAAGAAACACTTTTTTGATTTACGGATATTTTATTAAATCCTTGAATGTAGTTATATGGACTTGAAGAAATAGAAGTAACTAAAATTTCATCATTTGTAATCAAATTGTGAGGTGTTCCTGTAATTCCCTTTACTCTTGTTCCTTTTGTAATAAAAGTAACACCAGAAAAAGTAGATACTCCAATTTGAATGTTGGAAATTTCTTTACCTTTAACTCTTGAAATTGCAGCAGACAATCCAGTTCCACCAGAAGTAGAATTATCAAAAATAATATTATCTCCTAATTTATAATTTTCACCTGGATCATAAATTGATATTGAGTTTATACCAGAAGAATCTATTTGTTTTACTATAAATTCTTGTTTGTATTTTGATTCTATTTTATTAATTAAATCATAAGATGCATATGAGGAATTTAAATAATATGGACCAGTATTTCTTACTATATCTAAATTATTAAAATTTAATTCTTGATTGAATGATGGTTCAAAATTTTCTTTTGTTGGTAAATCTTTAAATTCTGACCCAATTAAATATGGATATTCTGGTTTTCCTTCATCGTCCAGACTAAGAAAATATCCATAGTTGATATTTGGAAAATCACTATTGTTTATAAAAATTCCATTATGTTCATCTAAATCACCACCAGATTTTACTTTATCATAATAAAAATCTTTAATAAAAAATCCAGCATTAAAATTTGGTCTTATCTTTGAATTAACCAAATTAGATACTTCACTTTCGGTAATTATATTATAACTTGATTTTAATTGTTTTATTTTACCATCTATTTTTCCATAAGGACCAAAAATAGGATTTCCATCATAAGCCCAACCTAAAATTTGATATGGATTTGTTGATCCTTGTGGTTGATTTTCAGTTCCATCATCATTAATAAAATTATTTAAATTTTTTCTTAATTTTTTGGAAGGATAGTAATTTATAAATTGCAATCCAAAATCATCATTATCGTTTGGTATAATAATTCCCTCATCATTCGGATTGATAATTGATTTATTTTTTTCAATTTGATTTATTTTCCATTCAAATACATTACCTTCAAATATTGCATCAGAACCCCTTTTCTTTATTGTTACTGTTGTATTTTTGCCATCATAGTTTATTCCAGAGTTTATGACTAAAATTTGAGTTATTTTTCCATTTATTATAATTGGAAATAGTTCAGCATATTTTCCAGTTTCACTAGTAATAACAATGTCTATATCATTTGCATATCCTTTTCCTGCATTTAATATTTGAACATCAACAATCAAACCATCAGTAATTACTGGTTTTAATAGTGCTTCTGATGTTTGTTTTCTTACAGAAACAAGTGGTTTTCTGTGAAAGTTTATAATATCTGGTGTTCCATAATTACTACCATCATTTTCTATAAAAACATTATCAAAAGAACCAAGAACAATAGGATTCAATGATGGTTCTATGATTGTGGTAGTAATTCCACTAATTGCCTCAACATTAATTTGAATTGGTGGATATGAAAATTTATGAGTTCCAACACCAACAGAATCAAAACTTACATATTTTTTATTAATATAATTTTCTCTAGAAATTGATAGTTTGAATTTATTTTCATCAACTACTGTTACTTGGTAATTGATTTGAGTTGATAATCCAGATATTACTGTATTTGATGTTGTATATAATACCAAATCCTCATTTTTAAAATTATGATTTTTTGCAAAAATATAATCATCAAAAGTATTAATTCCATTGGATTGATTATCTGCAGACAATGTGGATGGAATTGATACAAATCTGTTTGAATATCCAGAACCACCATTTTTCACATATATTTTTGTTATTGTATTTTTTGATTTTAATGTCTTTAATGTGTGAACTCCAGAATAACCAATACCACTAATTGAAATGGTATTAATTCCAGATATAGAATCATTTTTTGTATTGTATAATTTTATTTGTGTTGTACTAGTTACTCCAACAAAATATAAAGAACCATCAATAAGTGGAGATATTGAAGTATTTAAATTATTGCTATAAAAAACTTCTTCTGAATTATCAAAATTGTGATTTTGTAAAAAATTAATATTATTACTGTTTATACTAGATGCTTTAAAATTTGAAGTAATTCTTGCCTTTACTAAATTTGATTCCAATACAGCACCAGAACCATTTCCACCAGTTAAAGTAATTTTTGGTTTTGATTGATAACCAATTCCTGGTGATAATAATTTTACGTTATCTAAACTTCCTGTTATACAACCATTTACAATAGCCCCAGATCCAGAGTTGTCCTCCACACTTATTCCAGAAAAATTAATTACATCATATCCTTTTCCTGATGTATTATCATTTACAGAATTTAATTTTCCATAATAAATGTT